GTGCACCAGCTCATCAACCACGAAACTGGTTGTGGTCCCGTCTGCTGTGAATGTATCTGTCGCAACTTTACTGGTGCTGACCACATACCTGTCTATGGTGAATGCTATGTTCTTGAAGTTCAATGCCTTGTCCTCAATCCTCTTCTTGACCAATGCTGATGTTCCCGGTTTGCAATAACACACAGGAACTGCCATCACGTATCCCAGTGGTGCGAGGTCACCGGCCTGTGTGGTCTTCATCCAAAGCGGTAGGTAATCCCATTCCTTGTGTCCAAGGCTCTTCATCCTTGACCTCATGTTGGCCACAGCATTTGGATATAGTGTTTCTATCACTCCTAGATCCGCACTCAGTTGGTTGGCGTACCTTACCTTGGATCCCGACGTACTGAAGGCAAGTCCCCCGTCTGTTGTGACTTCGTATTCCGTGTAGTCTGCGGTAGCGTTCATGCTTGATGCCCTTGGTCCTAGTATGGGTTTTGCGACGGCATCTCTCAGTCTTATTGAACTGGAAACTGCAACACCATCTTTGTTTACCATGTTGTCTTTTATTTCTATGTACACGACCTCATACTTTGTTGCTGTGCCTTCTTTGGCCACAGCCGTTTTTAGGTCTCCAAAGTACAAAGTCTTGGGAGCATGGTTCTGCTCCATCTGTTGTTGAAATGCCGTAAGTGTCTGTGCCTCTAGTCCTGACATCATCAGCATGTCCGGTTTGAGCCTCATACCAAAATTTTCGTCTTCTGGTCTGAATATGTTGTCCACAGAGTTGATGTTGGGATCCTGTGCTATGTTGTAGAATATGTTTTGGTCAATGAATGATGTTGCGTGTCCAGACATGTTACCATACTCTGTCTGTGTGTATGGTATGTCTATGTTCACAGTGAATTCCTTAGAGGTCGCCGCCGCTTGGTACTGGTCACTTACCGTGACAGTGAATGTGTATGTGTATGCTGTTGTCGAGTCTTCTGGATCTCTAAAATCACTTGGATCTATGGTTCCTATTAGATTTCCTTGCTCTGATAATGTTACGCCTGTTGGAAGGGAACCAGAAGTTACCGAGTAGCTCAGCACACGGTTCGGTTCATCAGTAATTGCTTCTATGTTTAAGAGGCTTGGCACGTCTGCCTTCAATGTGCCTATCACTGTTGGTGTTGTGAATGCTATTCCTATATCGAGCTCACCAATTACTTTCATAGTGAAAGTTTGATCGGTGAATACATTCACTCCTGTTGATACTACTCTGTTAGCTCGTATGGTGAATGTGTAGTCGACTTCTACTGCCGATTGTCTTGCTAGTTGTCCGTACAGTTCACCCGAGTTAGCATCTATCAACACCCCTGATGGCAAAGAGCCTGACTGTATTGAATATTCGAGATCACCTTGTAGAGGATCAAAGTCCTCAACATCAATTTTAATGACCAAGGCATTATCATGTCTGAATGTGCCTAAGTCTGATCCCGTCCTGAACACCGGTCTCCTGTTGGCACTGAGGTCCATGGTCAGTGGAGAGTTCTGTATCTCTGTTGCGTCGATAGTAATTTGTGAATTTGAAACTCGCCAATAATCTGCCGAGTAAACAAATATGTTATTGTTCTGCTCGACAAAACTTGTTCCATCAGAAACACGCACTATGAAATCAAAATTCTTGCTGATACTTTTTGTTGTTACAGTCTTATCGTAGACAACATCGTCGTAGTCTTCGTTGGTGGCATCGAACCCACCACGTTTTCCAAACTTCTGATCATCTGTAAGTTCTACCACACCGGATATAAGTCCGGTCTTGCTCATGGTCACACCAGGTGGAAGTTCTCCTTTTACAATTTCATAAACCAGACTCTGTCCTGCCGCTGTGTCTGTGTCAGTGGCCTGCATCTGCAGATTAACACTGGAACCATCAATGACCCAATATAATCCAACACGTGTGCTGTCATCTAGTTGTAGTTGTCCTGAAGCAGTAGTGAATGTGGGTGCGTCCGCTCCTTGCACGTCTAAACTAAAAGTCCTGTCTGTGATAGTGGCATCACCGGCCGTGGCTCGCACGACGAAGGTGTAAAGAGTTCTCTTGGCAACCTCAGCCGGAATACCTGTCAGTAAGCCCGTAGTTGTGACCTGCATTCCTGCGGGTAGGCTCCCTGCTATAACGGAGTAGGTCGTGGCATTGGTAGCATCCAGTTGTAGAGAAAACGATGCTTGTTCTTCTATAGTTGCTATTTTACCTGCTGTGGTAACCCACACTGGTGTTGCCATTAAAACTTACTCCTTACACGGGTATTTATTGGCGATTACCGGCTATTATTCTGTGTACGAATCCAGTGTTCTAGTTGCTGTTGGAGGCCTTCACGTGTGATTTTGTCCTGCTCTCGTCGTATGGCCTCCTCCAAGCGTTTGAACTCGGAATGTGCAGACTTGTGCCTGTTACGGTCGTTCCTGTGTTTCCTCATATTCCCCTGTTAAGGATGTTTTATGATCTATTAAGATTCGTCGTAGAACGGAATAACTCTCATTGTTCCCGCGATCTTGATCTTGATGTAGCCTGTTGGTGTGCCCGGCAGTGCCGATGCACCTCCCGCCGATCCCACGGTTGCCTGTGTTGCCGTGTTAAGATCTATAACTCCAGTACCCTGTGTGCTTATTGACAGGTCACCATCTGACGTATCATTCTGCAAAGCGTCTGCCCTCACAGTTGTGGCTTCCATCAACGTGAAGTTGGCCTCTGCGGCAGTAAGTTTCACGTTGGTTCCGCCAACCGCGACGTTCTGTCCCGCGGCGGGTGATATTGTGATACCGCCTGATGTTGCAGAAACTGTGTTGCCGTCTAATCTCAAGTTGTCAACGTTCAGTTGTCCTGTTGTAGTCTGTGTTCCAGCATGTGTCACAGTGCCTGATAATACAATCGCTCCTGTTCCTGCGGGATCAATGTTGATATCACCATTTGTGTCTGTTGAGATCGTTCCGTCCGCTGATATGTTCAGGTCGCCGACGTTGAGAGTGCCTGTTGTCAGTGATCCAGAGATTGTCTGGTTCCCGGTGGTTGTTATGTCTGCTGTGTTCAAGGTTCCTGCCACTGTTGCGTTTGCTAGTATTCTAGTGTGTCCAGTGCCACTTCCATCTAGTTCTAGATCTGCGTTTGAGGCGTTGGCTTTGATTGTGTTGTCCGTTATTGTGACACCATCGATTGCAACAGCACCGGTCATGGTCGCCGCGTTTATCGTTGGGTTGGTTAGAACTTTGTTGGTCAAAGTCTGCGAACCAGTCAAAGTTGCAACGGTTCCGTCTATTGCTATTGTGACTGTGTTTCCTGTACCTGCTGTAGTGATGCCAGTACCACCAGAGAATTGTAAACTCTCTGAGTCCAAGTCTATTGAAAGTGTTGTTGAATCATCACAAGCGAAATCTAGATCTTGTGCTGTGACCTGTGCGTCCACGTATGTTTTTATAGCACCCTGTGTGGCTAATAAAGTTGCACTTGAGCCTAATGCACCATTGTCTATTCCTGTGACAGTCGCACCAGTGGCCAATGCCAGTGATGTGCCAACAGTCAAAGTAGACCCAAGTGCTGTCGCACCGTCCACGTTCAGTGTGCCTGTTGTCTGGATGTTGTCTGCTATTGTTATCTGTGTGGAATCATTGGAACTTACTTGGCTTCCGTTGATCGTTATTGATCCTAGGTTGATGTTTCCTGTACCGTTCGGTGTCACTGTGATGTTTCCATTTGTTACACCTGTTGTTATAGCGAAGTTGTTCACATCTAGGTTAGCGTCCAATGTGTTTAAGTCATTGTCGCTACCGTATAATTCTACGAAGTTGTCGTTTATCTTGTCAAACGCTGTTCTTAACGGATCACCTGTGCCGTCGTTTGCAGTTGTTCCAATGTTGATTTCCTGTCTAGCCATACTTTATATTAATCCTTTTTGTTATGGGTATTTATTGTAAATTCTATAAACCTAATGTAATTATTATAGGTCGATCAGTGTTCTCTGGAATTTGAAAACAGTGCTGTCACTGGATATGTTTGTTGCCAGCAGTCTCACATTACCATCATCTATGTCTGCTGTGAATGTGCAAAGCGGAATAGTATGAGAAGTTGTTGATCCAAAAACTGTGATGTAGGCTTGGGTTGTGCTGTCCGCACTTGGACCATGTATCACGTTGGCCTCCACTATTTCAAATCTGCTGTTTGTCGTGTCTGATATCGAGATGTAATACTTGGCACTTCTATAAGTTGCTGATGACCAACTGTCCACCAGTGACGTGGCCGACGTTGCCACTGTCGCAGTGTTGTCACCTATCTCTGAATGGTTGAGCGTGGATGGTGATGACAGTGTGACGAACCCTAGGTTTCCTGAACCGTCTGTCTTCAACACTTGGTCTGCCGTGCCATCCGCAGTTGGGAAACCAAATCCACTTATCGTGACCGTGCCCGTGCCGTTGCCTGTCAGTTCGAGGTTGGCGTTGGATGCATTAGTTGAGATAGTGTTGTCGTCTATAGTGACTCCGTCAATTGTAAGTCCTGCTGTTGTGTTCAATGTTGTAAATGATCCTGCCAACGGTGTTGTTGCACCGATCACTGTGTTGTCTATTGTTCCAGAGTTGATGTCTGCTTTTGCGATAACAATCTGTCCCGTTCCTGCAGGTGAAATCACAAGATCTGAATTTGACTGTGTAGTCTTTATTTCATTGTCTGTGATGTTGATGTTAGAATCAACAGTCAGGTTGGCTGTCACGACACTACCTGTGCCACCCGGAGTAAGATTGATGTCTGCGTTTGAACTTGAACCAATTATGTTGTCATTAAATGTGAGATTATCAATTGTTGTTGTCCCGACCAAATTTGTTGCCCCTGTGACGTTCAACGTAGATAGTGTTGTTAATGCTGAGGGCACTGCCAGAGTGGAACTTAGGTTTACTGCTCCTGAAAGTATTGTCGCTCCAGAAACGTTCATTGTTCCATCTACAATTAATCCGTCATTGATGTTGATGGCAGTAGAGTCATCTGAACTCAATGTTGTGCCTCTGAATTTTACTGCACCAAACACAACAGAACCAGTGCCACTTGGTAGTAAATTTATGTTCTCGTTTGATCTTGTGCCCTCGATGTTGTTGTCGTTGATCCTGATCGCAGGGAATGACACGGCACCCGCGCCAGAAGGTTTGAAAACCAGATCCTCATTGGATCTCGTCGCGGATATCTCGTTACCACTGAAACTTAGATCCCCGCCTGTGAGTGGTGACAGGTACAGTTCCGTGAACATGTCGTTCACTTTGGTCATTGCAGACCTCAGAGTATCGCCTGTTCCGTCGTTTGCGTTTGATCCTACATTTAAAGTCTGTTGTGCCATGTTAAACCTTTATTACCCTCCTGACCAATTTGATCACTTGGTTGTTAGTGTTATTTACTGTTCCTAGCAGTCTTACATTACCGCTGTTGATGTCTGCTGATAGGTCAACTGAATCATATATTGTGGATCCGTCGCCATCACCATTTGATGCCGCACCAAATGAGCTGACATATGCATTTGTTCCGTCGTGTGTGACATTTGCTTCTATCAATGTGTATCTATCTGCTGTTGCGTCTGAAATCTGTATATGGTATTTTACGCTTCTGTAGGTGGCCAGTGCAAAAGAATTGATCACCTGTGCTGAGCTGTTGCCTGTTATCGTCACTGTGGCATCCTCCACATCTGTGTCAGTCACCACGAACGGGAAAACTACAGTTGATAATACTTTGCTCGCATTTGTCTTGATCAGTTGTCCGGCTAATACAGTATTGGGAAATGTGAAACCGTTTATCAGGACGTTGCCTGAACCATTTGCACTAATCACTAGGTTTGCATCCGTGTCTGTCGCTTTAATTTTGTTATCTGTGATGTTCACCTTGTCTGCTGTCACGTTTGGAACAGTGATGGAGACTGTTGAGAAAGTGGCCGCCGCTGGTGTCGTTGCACCTATGACAGTATTGTCCACTGTGCCCTCGTTCATGTCCACTTTGGAAATTTGCACTGAACCCGTGCCGTTGGCAGACAGGAGTAAATCATCATTTGAACGTATAACCTTGATCACGTTGTCAGTTAAGTTTATGCTGGAATCTATTGTCAAGTTAGAAACATTAACAACTCCGGTTCCACCTGGGGTTAAATTAATATCTGCATTTGAACTGGAGGCGATAATGTTGTCATTGAACGTCAAGTTGTCAATAGTGGTTGTGCCCACAAAAGACGAAGCACCGGATACTGTCAGGGTAGACAGTGTGGTCAGTCCATCCACATCTAAAGTGGATCCGGTTTGAACCGCTCCACCAAATGTTGTCGCTCCTGCACTCAATGTGCCGTCTACTATGAGGTTCTCGTTGATGTTCACTATGGATGAGTCAATTGCAGTGATCGTAGTTCCTGATATTCCTATTCCGTCAACAACCAAAGATCCCGATCCGTTTGCCCTTAATATTAGATCATCGTTAGATCTGGTGCCCTCAATGTTGTTGTCGTTGATACGTATTGCTGGAAACAATATGCTACCTGTGCCAGATGGTTTGAGCACAATGTCAGCGTTGGATGCCGTACTACTGATCTCGTTCTCCAAGAAACCCAGCGTGGTGGTGGCCAATGGGTTGGCGTATAACTCCGTGAAGTTGCTGTTGATCTTAATGCCCGCACCTCGGATAGTGTCACCTGTTCCATCATCAGCCTGTACTCCGATGTTGATTACTTCCTGGGCCATTTTAGATACTCGCTAGTGTGATCTTTTTCCATATCACTGTTGAACCATCATAGTTCGCAGTGCATACATATAGGTTGGTTGCGTCCCAACTGATTGAACCAGCCACATCACCCGTGTTTCCCACCGCGGTGGCGGTTTTCGTGGTCTTGATCACAAGCCTGTCTGCTTCTATCTGTACCTGTCCTGTGCCGTTTGGATCCAGTATTATGTTTCCGTTTGTGTCAGCACTCAAAAGGGTGTTGCCCGACATCTGTAGTTCACCGGCCAATTCAGCGAAATTGCTGTTGACCTTGGTCATAGCGGTACGTAAGGTATCGCCCGTCGCTGGATTTCCTGCTGTTCCTGTGTCTATCGTTAATCTTGCCATAATGTGTTATTCGTATTTATTAAATAATAATATGTTCATAGAAACCCTAAAGACGATGAAGTTGTACAAGAGGGAGAGCAAACTGGGTACCATGCACAACTATCACAGGAAGAAATTGATCTATGTTTTCAAGTGTGATTCGTGTTCTGAGACGTTCATGAGGCCCAAGAGCAAGGTGGATCCAGATCGTGCTTCAAACGACTACAAACACGTGTGCAGTAAATGTGATTCCAAGAAGTTCGCACAGAGCGTGGGTGTCAAGATGCGTAAAGTGTATCAGTTGGACGCCAGCAGTACCAAGACCCTATAACTGTTTCCACCGGATGTCGTCACGTGATCCCGTGATCCATCTCTGTAGGTCAGCGTAGATGCCACACTTGATATTTGGTTGGTCGAAGTACCAACGCAGGAACGGATTGCCTTCGAGGTACTCCTTCCTGTTTATGAAAAAGAAATTTGTTTTGGGAAATTTCCTGAACGTCTGTCTCAGTTGATACATCCATTCGTATTTGAGGTATGCCTTCATGCTGGACCTGTCTGGGTAGTTCTGTGAATTCTTGTAGATGTTGTTCTGTATCCTGCTAGGCGTGTCCATCTCCCACTGCTGGGCACCCATGATATCAAACGCCATTATCACTATGTTCTTGATGCCTGCCTCCGCGGCCATCAACACGGCACTACAACCAGAACCTCGTGCCTTGGAGAAGTCATTGGTCTTGATCTTGCCACCCTTCTTGATGTCACCACCACGCCAAAACCTGTATATCTTGAGTCCCTCGGGTATGTGGTGTTCGTGATCGCCCGCACAGATGTAGTTCCACGTGCTGATGTCATCTGGACCGTGTATGTTTGGTGACTCCTTGCCGTCATTGTGCCACTGGGCCAGTTCCTCGTACATGGGAGGGTTCACCGCCACTATGTGATCACACAGCATGGGATGATCTCGGTATATGGCGTTGCAACCATATATGGTTCCATGTCCTTTTAAATTATCTATTGGGAATATGTTTCTTGATTCACCGTTGCCTATTATGAAAGCGGTATCCATTAGATGCCAAATGATTCTCCACAACCACAAGAGCTCGAACTGTTGGGATTGGATATCTCGAACTGCGATCCAAAGGTCTCCTCCACCCAGTCGATCTTGGTGCCCATGACATACAACAATGAGGTCTCGTCCACTACGAACCTGCCCGTGCCCCAGTCTTCTATGTGATCACCCTGGGCCACACTCTCCTTGGTGTCTGCAAATCCCCACTCATACTTGAATCCTGCACAACCGCCACCCAGCACTGCCAGGCTCACGGCGTACTTGTCTGGGTTCTTCTCCAGCAGGCGCTCTATCTGTGCTTTTGCTGAGTCTGTTATTTCAAATGGTTTCATACTAGTAATTATCCTTATTTCCTGCCACTGTTCTGTATTCCCACACTCATCCAGAATCTGGTCGCGTCCAGTTTCTTCTCGAAACTCATGTAGGCGTTCTGGTGTTCCCAGTGATTCTTGGGATTCTCTATCTCTCCCGCAGGCTCGAACCACCAACCCCACTTGCCCTCACAGTTCCTTTGACACCAATCTATGCAGTCGCCCATGATGCCATTACTGTCCATGTCTATGTTGTATTCGAAACGTTGCATGTATCCACAGTCCTCTGGCACTTCGTCCAACCCAGGACTGATCCTTTTGATCTTTGCCGCCTCGTAGAATTTTTTCTGTCCGCTTCTCATTTTTACCAACTGGTTGCATGATCTAAATTCCATTTCTTTGCTGAACATTTCTCTCCGCACTCCCTTACTGCCCCAAAGTCATTGAAAAGAGTAGACCATGCAGGATCATCCAATACGTTGGTCAATTGATCATTAAAATTGATGTAATCGAATATGTTTTTGTTGTGCTGGTATCTTAAACCGGTCCAACAACAAGGTTTGAATTCGCCCTTAGAGTTAATGTAAAGTCCTTTGTTACCTATCATACACAATGGAATAATTGATTTTTCTGCTTTATTAACACTATAAAACTTTTTAGAAAAAATGTCAAGACAGTTGTCTATCCATTTCTTGTCCGACAATGATTTTGTGGTCCTGGTAAATCTACCAGTAGCAATATATCTGTCGCTAGGTTGTAATGGATCATTGATTGGATAACTGGGATAGTTTTTATTGAATTTTGTGCTCAATGTTAATTGGAAACTGTCAAAACCCAACTGTTTCGCCAGGTCCTCCATGTGAGTTATTCTCTCCTCATTGAATTTAAATGCAATAGCGGCCCATGTTTTGAATGCTTTGGATTTTTTTAAGGCATCTATTCCAAACATGATAGACTCCCAGTCACAGTTTACTCTATAGACATTGTTTGACTCCTGATCCCACCCATCTAGTGAAAAGTGAATATGATCTTTCTCGTTGAGTATGTCATTTAATTGTTCCCACCACATCTTTGTTTTGTATGACCCATTAGTGACAATTACAAATTGGACAATGTTGTTGTTCTCTCTGAACCATTTGAGAATCGCCAAAAGATCTTTTGCGTAAATCGGGTCTCCATCGTCACCACAAAAGGTTAACTTTTTGACATCTGTAAGTAGTTTTCCTGTGAAATTATTTTTAAACCATTCCAATGAAAGGTCTGTATTGACCAACCCTTGTGGTACTTCCTGCCTACTGCATCTAGGACACCTGAGGCTACATTTTGAACAAGGTTCTATATGCCAATGTTCCAAAGGCCAGTTGTGGATGTTTTTAAATGTCATCGCCAGTTATCTATCACCCATTGATCCGCACACTCCATTGGATTAGGTGATCCATGGAACACAGCCACTCTGTTTCCTGGCTTGATCTTTACAGGTTCTCTGAACCATTTCTTGCCGTCTTTGGTTAATAACTTTGTGTCCTTTAGTCCGATCATCTCCCACTTGTATGATCTTATCCATTCGTCTGGGAACCAGGTGATGTCGTCCTTGGCCCTTTTTGTAATCCAATCTTGGTCGCCATGGTTCTGTTGCATGATCTGTGCGGACCTGTCCTTGAACTCTGTCCATAGGTAGTGCATTGTGCCTGCCTGCCAACGCATACAACTGGAGTTTGAAAGTTTCCAGTCCTTGATCCTACACCTGTTGAAGTCTCTGATTATGTTGAACTTGCCTGTGTGTGAGAACAGTGGATCTATGTTGTCAAATACGACAACGTCAAGATCGAAGAATAGTATGTTGCCCTTTAACGGCATCTCGGGTGCGAACATCCACAACTTGCTCCACCATGATTTGATCCATGGGTCCGTGGGCAACTTGATTACGTTGATGTCTGGATCAAGACCGTTTGCGTCATCTGTGAGGCAATGGAACTGGTACGGCACCGTGGTGTGTCGTTTGACCATGCTGTTGAGAACATTGGCGTACTTGGATGGGTACTTGTTACCCCACTTAACGCACACTACGTGATTGTCATCCATTACTCAATGACTCCATCTGCATTTGTTTCCAGTCATCACTGTCCAGTGTGTATGGGTAATCATTTTCTATTGTGGGTCCATATATGGTCCTGATGCTGGTTATGTCTAAGTTGTCACTCATCATTTTATGTATCTTTTCTATCGAAGCGTCAGTTCCGAAGGTCCTCTGTAGGTCCACCTGTCCTATCTTGATATAGCCCAAAGACAGTTTTTGGTCTTCCCAATCAAATCCGTTATCTTCCAACCATGTCCGGTATTGGACCATTTCTTCTTTCTTGAAGACGTCTTGTTCGGTTATTGTCCTGCCCCATTCAACATCAAACTCTCCGGAATAATATCTTTGATGATTTATCTCCGAACACAACGCTTCGGTCATCTTTGGTGCATGTTCGTCCCTAAAAACTTCGTACAATGTCTTGCCCACCTGGCTCCAGTGCAAATAAACACCTCCCAACTCCCGGTCATATCGATTTTGTTTGAACAGCACAAAGTCTTCGTCATGTAAGTTATATCTCGGTGCTTTTAAAAATGTCGTTATCTGTGAAGGCCTCATCCATTCGGGCTCTAACGCTTTTTTACGATCTGAATTGACCCAGCTCTCTATTTCATGACAAATATTATTGAGTTGTCTAATAGCATACTTTGTTTCATTGTCCGCTTGTTTGTAAAATTTAGATGCCTTCCATGCGGTACCTTGCAAGTCTTCGAAGTGCCTATGTAATTCGTTACAAGCATCGTGTTTCAATCTCTTTCCTGGAGTTTTCGATTCATCGCCATCGATCGCCTTGCCTATAGGTAATGAACTGCTGTATTGGAAATCATCAGCACTGAAAGGGTGTATTTTTTTATAGATGGGTGTGAAATTAAAAGCGTTTATATTTGCAATATTTTTGTTAAGTTCCTTCACAAGGTACTGTAGGTCCCTCTTCGAATCTGCAAAACCAAGGAAACAGAAATTCTTCTCCAACACTCTTTTTTGTTTGAGATTGTCTTTGAGGGACTCCAACCACCTGTGTCCCAACGGTGTGTCATAAATTTGGAAGTAGTAGGCAATATCCGTGAGGCCCACTCTCACCATATCGTGTATGAATTTATTCTTTCCTGTAGATGGCACTGTTGGCTCCGTGTTCCATGCATTCGACTTCTACCACGTAGCATCTGTTGTCAGTTTTTTCCCTGACCAGTTTGTCCGCGAATTCAAATGCGTGTTTGGCAAACATCTCCGCACCCACCCCGTCGAACTCCACGATCTCTGCGAGGTCGTGTTTCTCGAGTTCCTTCAGTTTGTCCAGGTGTGGATCATTCTTGTCCACCGCTGTCTTGTGATCGAAGTGATCCTCCAGCCATTTCTTCAGTGGTTTGAGTCCTCCGAAGTCCACTGCCCAGTTCTTGTTGTCCAATCTGTCACATCCGAATGTGAATTTGAATGCCAGACTGTATCCGTGCAGTAAGTGGCAGTGCGAGTGATCTGCGTTGGGTTGTCTGAACACGCAGGCCAGTCCTATGTTGTGTCCGTATGTTTTGGTAGAGTAGTAAGTCATCTTTTTCTCCTAGTTTTGATGACTTGCAGAGTGTTTATAGAGGGTTGAAAGTCTTGAGTCCTCTTGACCATCAGTTCAACTTCTTGTCGATCTTCTGATCCATGTCAATCTGGAACGCTGTGTCTCGTATGCGATCCGTCAGTTCGTTGGGTATATTTAACTCTCCATCGATGATGCTCTTTAGGAAGTGTATCATCACAGTAAATTCGTTCCTGTTGGCCACAGTCTCTGGATCTATGCCGTGCTTCTCCATTGCGTTCAGCATGGCTTCCGACACGTCAACTAGTGCGGTTATGCTCTTGGAGTGTTTGTCAAAGTGTGCCATTAGGTTATGATGCTGGGTTTCTTGGGAACCTCGATCTTGCTGAATACCCTGTTGTACTCCTCGGCTATCTTGTCATTGATGTGTGCTATGGATATCAACTTGTCTGTGGCGATGTTGAAAGGTTGGTCCTGTCGGGCGGTGGAGAAAAACGTACCAAAAGCCAGACCCTGTGGTCCGTTCATCAGTACCAGTGCCTTCTCGATACTGACGTACGTGTCGGCCTTGCCCGTGAATTTTGCGATGACCTCTTCTCCCGAAGCCAATTTAAGAGTAACTAGATCTCCATCTTTTATTTTATCAAACATAACCTTATTATAAACTATCCTGCTAGATTGTCAATGTATTTCTTCAATTCCTTGTCTTCGACATTCGGAGGTATGTGATCCATGAAAAATATCTGGTAACTGTCACTTCCGTACTTGCCAATGCCATGCAATTCTCCAGCGTCTTTGCCATCCCACTCTAGGTATTGTGCGGTCATTTTCCTGATCCTTTTAGATCGCACCTCCCACATGCCCAACGGTTTCAACATCTCCTGTTGTGTCTTCAATCTGCCACGCAGGTATGCTTTAGGGTTGGGATATCTTGCGAAAAGTTTTGGTAAGATAATTTTGACGTGTTTCCTGTAAGTCAGATTCAAACACATTACCCCCACCATGTGTTTCCATTTCCTGTGCGGAGATTTTATCTGTTGTTGGACCATGAGGTGATCCACCATTGGCTTGATCATACAGTAATTTTATATGCTATTTGCTTTTTGTCAACTGTTTGTTGATGAACTGGGCCATGCCGTCGTATGTCTCCTGGAACACGTTGCCGTGTTGGCTCCATTCCTTGGGCATCTCCCAACGGTCATGATTTACCACTATCCATCTCGTGTCTGGATCTGAGTAACCCATCAACTTGTGGAACTGGTATATCCAGTATGAAGGATCAACCGGTCTCTTGATGTAGGTGTATCCCTCGGAACCCGTGTACATGTTGTTGATCTTGTCCTTCTCCAACGGGTGTAGGTCAAATCCCAACATGAATATGGCCTTGGGACGGAACGTCAGACTCAACACTCCTGCGTATGGACCCGTACCCCAGTGGAACGGCTCGTCCTGTCTCTTCTCTCCGGAGTATGGTAGGGCAGGCAACTGTTTGACATTTGGCCAGTGTGCGAATTGGTCCGCCCAGTTGTCCCTGGTGTACACTGTGGTGCCTTTACCAACCGCGTTCACGGCCTGTTGGCACATATGCCTGTCGGCACAAACAAGATATTCCGTGACGTAGTCTCTATAAATGGCGTTGCAACCGATCACAGTGCTGAATGATTTGAGCGGACTTATGTCAAATCCCCTACGGCTCTCACCATTCCCTATGATGCTAACATACTTGGTCATAATGCTATTTAATCACCCCTTTAAACGCACACAGGCGTCTGTGTACTGCTGGTAAAATACAAACGGGAATAGTTGTACATATCACCTATTTCCGTTGATTAAATGCCATATGGTACGATATTTGTCCCAGGCTTTTTGTAAGGTAGGATACTTTCTTCTTATTTCAATTGCTTCTGCTCCCACCATTTCTGCTTCCTCGTAAGCGGTTTCTTCGTCCTTGGCCCTCTGTGATTGTTCTACCAAGATCCTGTCACCATTTGGTAATTGTTCATAAACTGTCTCACCACCGTCGGGCGAAACAAATATGGATCCTGTCTTACGTTTCCTCATCAATTGCCTTACTTAATTCCTTAAATGTTTTTTTGAAATCTAAATTCCTGTAACGATCGTGCTTGTTACACATTTCAATGAAAGTTTTGTAGTATTGATCATCAGCAGAATTTTCTAATAATGAGATCCAACTTTCTATTTCTTTGTGTTTGCTTGTCCGTAAGTGATCTATAATTTTCTTCTTCACGGTATATGGATACACACTAGGCCGCATGTGGGTTGGAGAATGTACTCTGCCACACCATGGTGTCGGCAGTCCGGTCCTTTCACACCAGTCGAAAAATGCTGGCAAATAGTAAATGTTGTATGCACTTACCGTGTGGCTTACGCTCAAACGTAAATTATCTAGTTCTTTTTCGTAAGATACAAATTTTTCAACATTGGCACAGAGCGATGACCACTTTCCAGGATACCGTATGTATTCGTATTGATCTCCTATGCCATCTATGCTTAACTGCATGTCTATCTCTTTGAAGTGTGCCCATAATTCCCACCACTCATCGTTTGGAAAAAGTTGTGCATTGGTGGTGTAGTGAATACTGATTTTTTTGCTTTGGCCGTTTTCAATGTATGTCTTCAACAATTTCTTTTGCTTCTCCACTTCACTAAGGAAAGGTTCACCTCCCGGTATATCAAGGTGAATGATATTAGGCATGTGCTTGAAAAGATTTTTATAATTCTCTTCGTTCAGTACTTCAACGGGTTGCACATCCTCACCGTGCAAATCTATATGCTCTTTCCTCCAACGACTACTAGACCAAGGTCCACAAGTTATGCATTTGAGATTGCATGTATTTCCAAAGGCTATACTAGCAGTGATGAATCCTTTTGATTCGTCGTAGGCATCATATTCTTCCTTCCACCTGATGTAGTCGAGTTGTCTTTTACTTTGGATATTACTCTCTTCTTCTATTTTACAACGTTCACAACCCTTAGGCCAATTGCCATTTGACATCTCATCTTTGACATTTTTAAGCATTTCACTTTTTAGATAATCGTCGACGTTGTCATTGACTATGTTGAACTGCTTATCGTAATATTTCGTTCGAAATTTACAACAAGGGGCAATATCGCCTAACGGAGCGATGTCGATGTTAGTCCATGGAATAAGGCACTTGGTCATTAATAATAATTAGTATGATCTCCAGAAGGCATTGCTAATCTTATTCCTCCAGGGTCCTTTGAATCACCCTTGTGTCTTGGTATGAAGTGTATGTGTGGCCACATTATGGTCTGTCCGGCCGGAATACCAATGTTCATGCCAACGTTGAATCCTGCTATCTTGCCCGCCTTGATCTGTTCGTTGCCATAGTCATAAGCCATGCCGTAGGACCTGCCAACGAAGTGTGAATTATTTTCCTTGGGTATGAAAAGTTTGTGTCCCGGCACACAAGGATATCGGTCATTGAATACGAAAGTGAAATCTGTTTCCATTATGGGTGTGTCATTGCCCAACCATATGCTCTCGTCTACACTGTTGACTGGTTCATATTCTTTCTTGTAGATAGATTTTTTCGATGGCATTGGTTTCTATAATTCCTATCTTAATATTACTAGAATTTGGTCTGTGTTGCAACCTGATTTGATTCCAGGTCTTGGTCTTTGGCACTGCTGGGTTGTATTCCCATACGCCCAGTAGATTTACCAGGGCCTTCCTGACCTTCTCCGCACCACCGTGTTTCTTGCAGGTATCAGACCTGCCCACGTGTACTATCTTGTTTGCTATTTTAATTTTATAAACACAGGGTAATCTTATCCATTTGGTCTTGGGAGTTTTTGCGTGCCGTATCTTGAAACCTTCTATATCGTATAGATCCTCTATGCTGTACCATTTAGTATCTGGCATTCTTGATACCTAACTGTGCATAAACTTTCTGAACTTTTCGGGCCTGGAAATAGCAGTCTTCCAAGGCGTTGTGTAGTCCCACTCTTTTCTCGTTGGGATCACGTGGCACGAGCGAGAATAATGTCCTCGAATCTCTGATCTGCCAGTACTGCCACGGTTGTGGGTGTCCCAGTTGTGTGTATAAATTCTGTAGTATTGCGTAGTCAAACAGTGGTCCTTGGCACCAGAATACATCAACTCCAACGCACCACTTGTTAATAGTTTTGACCATCTCATCTAATGATATCCTGTCCTTGTCGCCCAAGGCCTCTTCCATTATCTCAGGATCTTGTCTGCCCCACCAGTCCAGTGTGTCCTGCATGACATCTCTGCCCATCTCTGTCTGTGAGTCCACGTCCACACGGAAGTACATGCCCTGTGAGGGTTCTGCTGTCGTGTATGGATCAAACTTCACACCACCAACGGTCAGTACGGTGGCGTTGGGATTCGTGGATAATGTCTCCAGGTCTATCATTGCGTGGATCATACACAATTATACTATGGAAATGTGGTAATGTCAATTAGGCGTCGTCGCCGATCTTGTAGTGGTCCTGGTATTCCTTGAACTGTGCTTCTGTTAGACACCATATCTCGCCTGAGCTCTGTGGGAAATTGATCATTGCGTATTCCTTCACTTCCGCACCAGAGGCCTCGCACAATGCTTTGGTGTCATACAGTTTCTGTTCGTACACGCTCTCACAGGCTCCCGCCATGCACATGTAGACCACTAAAATAAACTTCATACAAGTATTTAAGATAGGCTAAAATTGATAAAACTAGCACATCTGTACGTTGGTAAATACCAGCACATTATGGATTTCGTGACTCTAATAGCAGAAGTGGGTTTCCCCATAGCGGGAGCCATAGCCGCGGGTGCTTTCGTGTTCATCACGCTGAAATTCATACTTGCCAGTGTGACCGGATCTGTGAACAGTTTAAAAGCCATAATAGGTGCCCTGGACAACAGGGTTCAGACCATGAACAACGATCTCGTAAAGATCGACGCATTGTTAAGCCATGTGTTGAAAATTAGACCCAATGTAGAACGTATCGCCGCAAATGAAGGGAAGGCCGACGCCCGTCGCGATTAGATTATGGACTTGGCACAAACAATCAAAGATTTTGGATTTCCAATAGTGGCCGCCATGGGACTTGCATACCTGGTGTATTACATTTGGGGTTGGGTGACCACTGAGATCAAACCCGTGCTGGGTGATGCCTCGAGCACACTGATAAAACTGGTTGATCGTATCCGCATGCTGGACAATGACATGATCAGGCTCAACACAAAACTGTCAATGGTGCTGGAGTACAAGGAAGAGATCGTCCGGTCCGGACGTTCGGATGAGCTGGACGAGATACTGGCCAAGTACAAATCCAAGTCCGAGAGCTTCGATTCCACGGGCGACACCAAGAAATAACAATGCTGATCAGTGAAATCATAGAGGGCAGGTTCGACCCCTACACCAACAGGGCCATATTCTTCGCCGGCGGCGCGGGCTCGGGCAAGACATTCATCGCCAGGAAGTTGGCCTCAGTTTTCTATGGTCTCAAACAGGTCAACCCTGACGCGGCGCTGAAGATGTTGATGAGGAAGGGCGGACTGGACTTCAAGATGCCGGACCGTGAGCCACTGCGACAGCGATCAAAGGAGATAGTGGGCAAACAGCAACAGCACTACCAGGGGGAGAAACTGGGCATGATCATAGACACCACGGGCAGGTCTTTCGTGCGAATACGGGATATAAAACAGGAACTCGAGGACGAGGGCTACAGGACCATGATGGTGTTCGTGAACGCGGACCTGGCCACACAGCTC